GTTCAATCCCGGACCCGTCGACAATCTGGTGGCTTCGGACTGGACGAGCTTCGAATCAGAGATGGCGACGTGGGTGCGAGACAACGATAGGGAGAGTAATGGCTGATCTAACAACTGATTCGACAGACCCACGACTGGGGCATGGCACCGACGAGGGACCAACACCTCAAAATGATGCATACCTCATTCTCAGTAAAGAGGAACGAGCTAAAGGATTCGTCCGACCAGTACGACGGTCGTACATCCACGCACGGGGTACGGCAGGACTCCGAGCATGTGGAGTACTGACTAAGATGAGCACGGACTTGGCTGAAACATATGCCCGTAATCCAATTTTCTATGGAGCGACGTACTGCGTTGGGTGCCAGCGCCATCTCCCCGTTGCTCAGTTCGATTGGGAAGATGGAAACGTAGTAGGATCATGATGACTCTCATCTTCGTAATATTTCTAATCACTTGGGCCTTGTGCTTCTTTACTGTGATTGGTATGGACCTCTGGGAGTGGCGACAGAACCGTAAAAATACTACTACTCTCACGGTCGCAGATGGCACTCAGTTTTTCGCCGGGCAATGGATCATAATCGATCCCGATATGCCGAATGAGGAACGAGTTAAGCTCATATCTAAAGAGGCAAAACATTGATCGTCAGAAGATAGTGCGATAAGCTTATAATGATAAAATAGTGTGATAAACTTATAATGATTAGGGATTGCAAATCTAAGAAGGAGAGATATAATAATGATTAAAAGTTCAATAGGAAAAATCCGTTATTCCCTAGAGGGAGACAACAGAGTCAATACTGATCTTCATGGTAGTTATTTTCTCGCTCCCAATGATTGGGTCCTGGTGACTAACGATGATGGAGAGGTCTGCGACAGTTTCGCTCCGGGAGTAATCCGGCATATTGGAGTGTCGCCTGATTGATCAAAGGTGAGTGAATTAGTAAGGTCCCAACAACTATATGAATGGGGATCGGGGCGTGGAGCGATGGTTGGGGCTGCCAGGCTATTTCTTTAAAAGGGAGAATCAAAAATGAAACGAATGTTCACTAAGCAATATCGTAAAGCGTTCGCCAACTTAAACTGTCCTGATCCCGTAGTTAAGAAGGGGGCAGCAATAGGAAGGGGTCCTAAGCCCACTCAGGCTCCTCCTAAGGCTTCCAAATACGATATAGCTCCTGGACACCACAGATCATTAGATGGCAGCATACGGCTAAATTTCCCTGGCGAGGACGGAATACCCAAAGTCTGGACTGATAAGGAAGCTGCCGAATTCTATAATGACCCAGAGAACCTCTCGCTAGGGGCAAACGTAAGAATGCGAATGGCTCTCAATAACCCAACACTAGTCTTAGGAGATCCTGATGACGAAATACTTGCAACCATACTAAGGGGTTTGCTATCTAAGACTAATGATTGGTCTATCCGAAAAGTAACTTTCCCGGAGACTGGTAGAGTGGGGTGGCTATTCTCCATCGATAGCTTCGTGCTCATGGATTCTAAATATAAGGATGCAATCGAGGAAGTATTTCCGTCCTATACTGGAAAATCACAATGAGCCTCTACCCACCGATAATAGCACAAGAAATTCTATATATGAAACTAGAATCTAATGATGCCGGGGCGACTACGATCAGAGAATATTTAGTTAAACTGTTAGAAATGGTTTGGGAAGAGGGCGAGGGTTTCGATGGCAAGCGTCCATTCGGTAACTCAGGTTGGGAAATGGATCTATTGATCCCTCTTGCGGAGTCCGGTTTCATCTCTGGTCATAAGGACGAAGAGTCGGGCGAGTGGGATCTAGATTATCAGGCTTATCAGGCAGGCACGGAGCTAATCTCAAAAGCTATAAATTCACTTGTATAAGTGTGTTATACTGTAGTAGGACAAAAGAAAGGCAGTCGGGACTTATATGCCAAAATGGAAATATAAGGTTGTCCGCTGGGAACATATCGACCCTGATGATACAGAATTTCCTTACCTACTTGATTGGTTCGGGAATAGAGGATGGGAACTATGTGCCATCTTCCAAGGTCGTCTGTATTTCAAGAGAGAGATAGTACCAACAAAACCAACAAACCAAGCAACACATACACAACTAACAATCCTAGGAGGATTAATTATGCCAGGACAGATTACAGTAGATACCACTAACGAAACCGCAACGGTCCAGTTTGTGGATGATAAAGGTGATACTAATGCTGCCGCTCCTGTGGGCGCAGTAGTTACATTCACGTCAGACAACGTAGCAGTAGTTACGGTCGCTGCCGATCCTACCAATCCTTTGGTGGCTAACGTAACCCCCGTAACAGAAGGAACCGCCAATATCGGGGCTACTATTGCCGATGCTTCAGGTGCTCCTATTCTTGAGCCTGATGGCGTGACTCCATTCAGCGTGGCACCGGGCGCAGTAACAGTAAGTGCTGGACCCGCTGGATCAGCGCAATTGGTGCTTAGCTAAAGCTTGCGTTTCTCTCCAAGGTCTGTTAGTATGTAAGTACTGAGTTCGACTGTGGGAGAGGGACCATAGTGCGATCAGTTGGTGCGTCCTCACCTGACGCCCATGCAATACCCCTGAGTTTATGAGTTGGCTCAGGGGTATTGCTATGTCTGGATTCACAGACATTCTCACTCTGTCGGTCATATGTCCGGAAAATCGGACATAGTAACAGACGCACCATTATTGAGTCGATCTGAAGCCGGGGAGCAACTGGAGTTGGATAATAGGTAAGGGGAAGCAACCGGAGGACATAAATAGAAAGTCCCTGTTCATTCTAGTTGAAATCCAAGTAAGAGTTGAGATGATGATAAACTAGGAGGATGACAAAAATATGCAAGACTTGCGAGGTCGAGAAAGAGATAGAAGAGTTCTATTTCAATAAAAAGACTGAGCGATTCAGTACGGAATGCAAGATATGTACTCGGATTAGGACTAAAAGGAATCGAGAGCAAAATGGTCCCTACGAAAGAAAACCTCTTGGACCTAAACAACAAGAAGCTCACCGGATTGCTTGTAGAGCCTATGTGGGTCGTAATCGAGAAGAGATCAATAGAAAGCAACGGGGATATAACAATACGCCTGAACGCCGTCAATATATGCAGGAATATAATGCCAATCCCATTAACCAACCCAGAATTAAGGAGAGCAAGAAAAAGTATATTACAGAGAAGCCTGAACGACGAGCGGCTACTTTCGCTCGATATCAATCTCAAAAGTTTGGAACAGAATGCAAAGAGGTAACAGCAAGAGATTTAGCAAGGTTAATCAATCGATGGAATGGACTATGCGCCTATTGTCAAGAAGCTCCTTATCACGATTTGGATCATATCTTCCCCTTGTCTCGGGGAGGGCGTCACTCAATCGGCAATTTATTGCCTGCATGTCGATCTTGCAATCTACACAAGACCAACAGTCTTATAGTGGAGTGGCGTAATCGTGATTCGCAAATACGCCTCTTTCCAAATACTTTCAGCGACTTACGCCAACACCTCCTCTCCAATAATAAAGGATGCCCATAGAGCCGAGTTCGATTACGTTCCCGAACCTGGAGAACTACTGGTCAGAAGCAGAGCTATCAGTTCTCGGATCAACCAAAATTTCGACGGGTTTAGCGCCGAGGAGATTAGGAAATCCTATAAGACTTTCTTAGGTCGCCCTTGCTTCGTGAATCATAATAATGAAAACCATCGTCGTGCTCGTGGAGTTATAGTGGCTGTTGCACTTCACGAAGACATAAATCCTAATGGGACCCCAGATTGTTGGGTCGAGGTTTTGATGGCTATCGACGCCGTACATTTTCCTAAGCTAGCCGAAGCCATTGTAAAAGGAGAAATCGCAAGAACTTCGATGGGAACCGACGTAGAGTATTCCTTATGCTCATTCTGTGGCAACAAGGCCGCTACTCCCGCAGAATATTGCAAACACATACCTCGCCTCAAGGGTAAGAGAATTAGGCGTATGACCGCCAGCGGGTCAACAGAGGATGTGCTCGTAGCAGAAATGTGTTACGGCCTAAACTTCTTCGAGAACTCACTGTTAGTAGAAGAGCCTGCCGATGATACGGCTTTCGTTCTAGGGGTAGACACAAGAGGGCTATCAATGTCCGCAAGTAAAACTGCAACGACTGAGGGATACGAAGAGGGTCGAGAACAAGGTGAGTTCGATCAGGCCCACGGATTCCTAAATATGTATGGAGAGACAGAGGATGTCCCAGACACTGATGAGGGTAACGGCTACCTTGATGGATTTCTGGGGATCCCAAAGAAAGAAGGAGGTCAAGATGTTCTATCCAGTTTCAAGCTTGCTAATGGAGCTTATCCTAGAGAACAAGTTAAGCACCAAACTAATGGACGCTCTATTCGCTCCGAAGGAAAACCCTTGCATCGGCCTAGTCTCCTGGGATCCGCAACTACAGGATTTAGTAATGGGAATCTGGGTAAAATCATGAGCTTCGGTGGTAAGAGAGTTGCGAGTCTTCACAAGGCTATTTATAATCCATGTCATGTGTGTGGTGAATCGGCGACTCACGATATAGCTGGAAAATATAAGACTTGTGATAACTGTTGGGGACTGTCTGTACCCAAGACTTCGAATCGCAAACTTGCATATGGAGAGACTATTGCTCCTCCGCAAGTAGACACAATGAGAGATGAAGAGTGTCCCGTCTGCGGATCTGACTTATATGATGGCGACCAATGCCAGGTGTGCCAATTCATCAAGCCTCCCGATATGTTCATGGACCCTGACCTTAATGCCGCACAAGATGCTGACTTTAGACAAGATCAAACCCAAGACCTTGCCGAAGATGTAGCCCAGGACTTACAATGCGATTCATGTGGGGAGGCATTCCCAGGACAGCAAATAGATTCAGCATCTGTCATAGCAGATCCCGGAGTGAATCAAGAACCTACTAACGTAGCTGCGAATCCTCAATCGCCATTAGACATTCCTCAGGGCACTATTGATCCGATGGCCGATCCTAATAAGTCAACCCCTGAGCAACCTCAGCAAGTCCCAGACCCCACAGGAGCCGGTGTACCGCCCGTAACTAATGCAGATGGTAAAGAGCCACCCTCGGGCGAGAAGTTGCCTAAGCCAGGAGTAGATGATGATTCGAAGAAACCGCAAGCCCCTGACGATAGTGCGGGAACCGACCCTAATACCCCAGACCCTAAGGAGAAGAAAGATGACTCCGGTAATACCAATCCCAACCCCTTCGCCAAAGATAAGCAAGATCCGGGTGTTGATCCAAAAGATAAAGGATCAGATCAAAAAGAACTGGTTCCGGTGGATAAAGGATCTAGCGATGCTAGTGCTGACTCAGTTCGCCCCCCAGATTCTACACATGCTGGCGACCCCACCAAAGAAGATCCTAGCCAAGGTAAAGAGGAAGAACTAAAGGTTGGAGATCCGTGTCCCTCTTGCGGGGCTGGAACTCTAAAAGAAATTAATGATTTACTTGCCCAAGATCAAAAAGATGGAGATGACGCTGACCCTACTGATGATTCCACCAAAGCACCAGACAAAGATGGCGACGAGGAAAAAGATCCTAAGGAGAAAGGTTCCGATGACAAGGATGAGCCGCCCTGGCTTAAAGACAAGAAAGCCTCCCTTGACTTCGCCGTTGAACAGAGTAACTGGTTGGTGGAGGCTGTAGTTAACTTAGGAGACCTGGCTGGGATAGAACTCTAAACCCTGTCCTATAGGGAGTTATTGCCTCCGAAGAAGTGAAGGTAGTAATATTCCCTAGCCACGAAGGAACAGAGTAATGGCCCGTCCTGTATTAGCAGCCGTCGCAGAGCAACAGAAGCAAATTGATCTACTTCTCGCTCAGAATAAATTTCTATATAATGCAGTCAACCGCATCGCAACCGTAGCAGGTCTACGTGTCGCCTCCGATAGCGAGGACTACAAACCAGCACACGGTGGTTATCCCGGAGATGTGAAGGTGAATGATGACGATGATTCGAAGGATGATTCTGATAAGCCACCGTGGCTTCAGGATGATTCGGACAAAGATTCCGACGACAAGAAAGAAGCTCGTAGGCGTCGTGCGAACTTCCGTCGTCAAGCAGATGAAGAGAATCCTGCTAACCCTATTCCTGATCCCTCAAGCGAAGCTCCTTACTCTACTACAGAGCAAACTCTTAAGCCTGGCCTAGCTCGTGGAGATGTTTCGCAGATTGGTGGAGTACCTGGCGCAACGAATGTTAGTGCCGATGCTACTACTACTGTAGATCAGGTCGGGGGGATCAGTGCCGATCAGGGTTACAACATTGATGAAGATGTTACTAAGCCTATATCGGGTACTGAGGGTCCATTGCCTCTAGATCAAGTTCGCACCTTGCCGAACATTGAATTCGGCAATCCTCTAGCGCCTGAGATTATGTTCCCTCTTGAGGGTGAGTGGGCTAATAAGGTTACGCTGGGATCACAAGCTCGTACCTATGCCTCACTTCGCCTGGCCCGTTTGCGTATGGAAGCTGGGATCGCAGATCCCCAAGGTGATGATTTAGTTCTCGGTAATGCCATTCAGACAGATGCAAGTCTCTCAGATGGTGCAATCCACCGAGAGATTGAGACATTGAGCAAAGTGATCAGTGTCAAGGCAGCACCTCGCACTGCTTCACGTAGAGTAGCTCCCAAAAATGTGGAGAGAACTACTCCCTCCTTTAGTCCTGGATCACAGGTACTCGGAGGACTTTCGGATTCTTCCGACGATGGTGCATTCGCATTTGAATAAATAATAATCATCCCTGTCTACTCCTTACTAAATACCAGTAAGGAGTGAAGACCATCCTTTACCAAGGAGATTGAATCGTGTTTAGAACTTCATTAGAGCTAAATTATGTGAAGCGTACATTCCGCCCATTGTATGGGTGGACGCAGGCAACTCCTGTGAGTGCCTTCTTGGATCCCGCTTGGACTAGAGCCGTGGCGATCTATCCCGGCATGGTGATGACCAAGACTTCCGGTAACAACTATACCCTCCTGGGTTCGGCTACATCGGGAACTGGCGTGAACATTAGTGAGCAAGTTCCTGCCGGATTCATTGGTCAGTTCATTGGTGGGTACGGAACGGATGAGCTTCTAGAGGCTGGGATTAATGCAATCGCAGTTTGGCAACTTTCTCAGGACGCTCAGTTCGAAGTTCTTGCTCCCGCCTTTGATGCCACTCAGTCTTGGTCAGATCCCGGAGATGGTAAAGAGGTATTGGTATATGCATCTTGTGCGAATGCCAACCAGGGCCAGTTGGTTCCTTACGGAGCAACTGCTGCGAGTTACGAGCCGGTAGCTCGTTTGATCCAGATCGAATCACCAACGTCCATCATCATCGGTGGTCTCCGTGCCGGTACTCACACCGTAGCTGCGGTCTAAGGCTAAGAGAGAAGAAGGAAGAACATAATGAGTTTAGTACACGCTTCTGGCCTAAAGCCTCGTGTTGCACGTAAGTCAGATGATTACGTTACTGAAATCCTAAGGCGTCGAGGTGGGGATGGCAATGAGCCTCGCCTGACCCAAGAGGCCAAGGTCACTAAGATGGCCCTGATCCTTCAGGATGAGGTAAATGGTATTCGTCGTCTTGGTGTAGGTATGATTGGCCCGATTCAGCTTAAGCTGCGGTATCAGGGTATCGTCCGTAACGTGCTCGTGGAGGATCCGGTAACTCCCGGTACTCCGGTAGAGTACGATGTATGGGATGACCTCGGCCAAGCGTACATCCTGAACGGTACTGAGGGTGAAGTCCGAGTGACTCCCTTCGAAGGCAAGAGAGTTCCGATCTTCTTCTGGCGTATCGCTTCCCGTCCGGCCATTCGTAAGGAAGACTTGTTCTACCTTCGTATCAACGTGGTAGAGCAAGCACAGGATGAGACCAAGCAAGCGATCTTGAAGCAAGAGGATTCACGTTTGATCATCCTTCTTCAGGCCGCATTGAACGACTATGCTACTCGCCCCGATCACGTAATCACTCCGAACCACGCAGTTACAGAGACGAGCGGGTACTTCACTCCCGGATCTTTCTACACTGCTGTAGCTCAGACTGACCTCCACGAGATTGTATCTGGTCGAGTTCTGGTTAACCCTTACGACTACCGTGACTTCTTCCGCTGGGACATCAACCAGACCGGTTGGGCACTCAAGGATCGTGTAGTTGCCGGTGAGCAGATCACTACATTCGGTGAGTTCCAGATCCAGCGTTCGATCATCCAGACTCAGGGTGAGATGTTCCTGCTACCTAATCCTGATTTCCTTGGAGTCTTCCCGGTTCTCTACTCGCTTGACGTAGAAGAGAATCATCAGGTCGAAGCCTTCTGGAAGGGATGGGTATTCGATGAAATGGTTTCAATGGCTGTGCTCAATCCGAGGGGCATCGCCAGTATTACAAAAGCCTAGAAGACCTAAGCACTATAAACCCTACAAGGTTTGCAAACTGTCCTTCCTTAACTGGGAGGGCAGTTTTGTATTTCGGTGTCTGAAAAGTATGCTATAATGGTCATATGAAATCTAAAGACCAAATAGCCACGAACCTGAAGATCAGCGAGAACCGCAAGGGGAAGGGAACTGGGCCACGGTCACCTGAGATTA